GAGAATTAAACGCAGAACAAGCAGGAGATATTGCTCGTAACTGGCAAGAATCACACTCTGGACCATACATGTCTGGTAAAGTTGGTATTCTTTCTGGTGGTGCAGCATTTAAGCCACTATCACTAAACGCCTCTGACGCACAACTAATTGAGGTCAGACGCTTCAATGTAGAAGACATTGCAAGAATTTTCCGTGTTCCATTGTCACTGCTAGGTCATCCTACACAAGGAGCAATGTCCTACGCATCAGTAGAAGCACAGAACCTTTCATTTGTACAGCACTCATTGCGTCCATTACTAGAGCGTTTGGAACAATCACTATCTCCACTACTTCCTGAGTCAGATGGATTTATTAGATTCAACCTAGACGCACTTTTGCGTGGTACTACAATAGAGCGATTTGATGCATACACAAAGGGATTAAGAGAAGGCTTCTTGTCACTAAATGATGTACGCAACTATGAAGACTTATCATCACTTGGAGATTCTGGAGATCAATACAGACTTCCTCTACAGAACATTGATGCTACTCAAGCACCACTTGTTGGAGATAAGATGAAGGCTGAGATTGCTTCTATCCTCGTACAGGTTGGATACAATCCAGATGATGTGGCTAAGATGCTAGATCTGACAGACCTAAATCACACAGGACTTCCTTCAGCACAACTACAGCAAGTATCTTTGGTTGATCCAACAGATCCAAAGGCTGCATACAGTGATGAGGTAAAAGACTAATGAAACAAGTTAACTCAACAAATAATGAAGCAAGGAGCAAGATGAAAAAGACTGAACGCCGTACCTTTACGGTCAGAGACATAGAGGCAAGACAGGCAGAAGACGGTACTATGCGTATGGCAGGCTATGCTGCAGTATTCAATGAGGCTTCCTTGCCACTACCGTTTATTGAGAAGATTGCACCAGGTGCATTTTCAAAGACACTTCAAGAGACACCAGATGTTCGTTTATTGGCTAACCATGAGGGATTACCTATGGCCAGAACAAAAAACGGGACAATGAGACTGTACGAAGATGAAACAGGACTATACTTTGAAGCAGAATTAGCAGATACACAAGAAGCAAGAGACCTATATACTCTAGTATCTCGTGGTGATGTTGACCAAATGTCTTTTGCATTCAGAGTAATTCGTCAAAACTGGAGCAAAGACCGTACAGAAAGAACCCTTACAGAAGTTAGCCTTGCTGACGGAGATGTATCAATCGTCACATATCCAGCATATACTGCAACTTCAGTAGAAGCAAGAGAAGCCATTAAGAGGGCTATCCTGCAAATAAAAGAAGGCAGAGAAGTAAGTGGTGATTCACTGTTAGTATTAGAAAGCGTATTTGGAGACTTAGCAGAAGGCCATGAATATATCATGAAGGCTGTAGAAGTCATGGGTACACTACTTGGAAATAATGGCGTAGAAGGAGAAGTAGAAGAAGATGCTCTACCTCCACTAGAAGATGTTGAAGAACAAGAATTAGAACTTTCTGCTACAAATGTTATCAATGTAGTAGATGTTCCTGGTCAAGGTGGAAAGATTGTTGGAGATTTCCCATCAGTCCTAAACTTCCTTCCAGATAACATGCCAAGATCAATGTCTCTTCGTTTAGCACAAGCAAAGAGAAACAATATAAAATAATATTCCTATCTAACAAGATAGGTAGAAGTCGGAGTTAGGTTCACACCCGTAAGCGTCGTGAAATCCATAACCACCACCTCAAACTAACAAACTCACAAAGGAGAACAATAAATGTCTTATTTAGACAAAGTAATTGAACGCCGTGATGCAGTTAAGGTAGAAATGGATGCAATTCTTGAGGCAGTAGCCGTAGAGAATCGTACAGACCTTACAGAAGATGAAACAGCAAAGGTTGATACCCTTGTTGAAGAGTCACGCTCACTAGATTCAAAGATTGAAAAGTTAACTGCTCAAGCAGCAGCAGATGCTAAGGCTGCAGAAGCACGATCATCAGTTGCTGAAGTTGCAATGCCAAAGGTTGGCGGAGCAAAGGTAACTCGTGAAGCCCGTACATATTCTGCAGACACAGATGCTTCATTCGTAAAGGATGCATTTACTGCTAAGTTCAGCAATGACTATGCAGCACAAGAGCGTCTTGCTCGTCACACTCGTGAAGAGGAAGTTGAGCGTCGCTCAGTAGGAACTGGCAACTTTGCTGGTCTCGTAATTCCTCAGTACCTTGTTGATCTAGCAGCACCACTTGCTCGTGCAGGTCGCCCAACAGCAGACTTCGCAACAAACAAGATGCTACTTCCAGCAGCAGGTATGACACTAAATATCTCACGCATGACTACTGGTACATCAACTGCAGTTCAGGCTGCTGAAAATGATGCAGTATCAAATACAAATGCTGACGATACACTATTGACTGTGAATGTTCGTACAATCGCAGGTCAACAGGATATCTCAAAGCAGGCTATTGAGCGTGGAACAGGTATTGACCAGTTCATCATCCAGGATCTTATCCGTGGATGGCACACAACACTTGACAACCAGATCCTTAATGGTGACGGAACATCAGGTTCTATCCTTGGTCTTGATGCAACACCAGGAGTTAATCAAGTAACATTTACAGAAGCATCACCAACAGTTGAATTACTATATCCAAAGTTGGCAGATGCTTACCAGCAAGTACAGACAGATGCGTTCATGAACCCAACACACTGGGTAATGCACCCACGCCGTCTAGCATTCTTGCTTGCATCAGTTGATTCATCAGGTCGTCCACTAGTAGTTCCAACACTAAACGGACCAATGAACTCAGTTGCAACAGGTTCAGGACAAGCATACTACGGTAACTCAGGTTACTCATTGATGGGTCTACCTATCGTTGCAGATGCAAATGTTCGTACAAACGCTGGAGCAGGCGCAAACGAAGATCGTATCTATTGCGTAACAGCACCAGAGTTCCACCTATGGGAGCAAGCAGGATCACCATTCGCATTGAACTTTGATGCAACTGGTGCAGGCTCACTCACAATCAAGTCAGTTGTATACGGCTATGCTGCAGCAACTGCAGGTCGCTATCCAGGAGCATTCTCAACCATTGAGGGTACTGGTCTAGTAGCACCAACATTCTAATCTAAAAAGTATTCTCAGTAGGGTTAGGTTCGCTTAACCTTACTGGGATACCCAGGAAAATATCCTAGGGTGGCAGGTGGATTTGTTGGCTGCCCCGCATATCAGGTTCACCTGCCTTTACCTTAAGAAGGAATTATGAAAAGAATTAAAAAGATTTTTAGAATTAAAAAAGAAACAGCAACTGCAACTCCTAAGATGGAGAAAGCAATGTTGCCTAAGATGGAGAAGAGGAGCAAATGAGTAAACCGTTACTTAGCACTAGTACTCAGCCTACTAATGTATACACGACTTTGGCAGATGTAAGAAATGCCTTGCAAATTGAAGACAGCCTGGATGATAATGACATTCAAGCAGCGATTCTTGCTGCAAGTCGTATGATTGATGACTATTGCCAAAGAGGGTTTTATCAAGAAGGAACTCTTGCATCTCCAGTAGTTAAATATTACACACCCGTAAGTCCGTGGTATTTAGAGATAGATGACCTTATTCAACCAACAGAGGTAGCAACAAGAGCAAATCAAACTGGTCCTTTTAACACAATCTGGGATCTAGATACAGATCTTATGTATGAGCCTATTAATAATCCAGAAATAGGAAGACCAGTAACTAGACTATTAGCAGTTACACGATATGTGTTTCCTTACTTCTTTCCTCAGACAGTAAAGATAACTGGAGTTTGGGGTTACTCATCAATTCCATATGAAGTAGAATTAGCCTGTAAGATTCAGGCATCAAGATTATTTATTAGAAAGCAATCTCCGTTTGGTATTGCAGGCTCTGTAGAATTAGGAACAGTTCGTCTTAATTCTCGCCTTGATCCAGATGTTGAGATGTTATTAAAAACATTTCGTAGAAACTTTGGGTTGGCATTCTAAAATGGCAATGACAAAGATTAACGACATAAGAGAAGCACTTAAAACAAACTTACAAAACATAACCAACTTACGAGTATATGATCTTATTCCAGATGTTATAGTTCCACCATGTGCTGTAGTTGGCCAATTAGATTTCACATTTGACATTGATAATATGCGTGGTTTAGATCAAGCATCCGTTGATGTTTATGTGATTGTTCAAAGAATATCAGAAAGAAGTGGGCAAGACAAACTTGATAATTTCTTAGCAGGTAGTGGAACAGGTTCCATAAAGACTGCTATAGAATCAGATAGAACATTAGGTGGCCTTGTTGATACACTCAGAGTTATAAGTGCAGAAAGTGGTACATATACTTCTGGTGAGCAGTCTTTCTTATCATATCGCTATAACCTCACAATTTGGGGCTAAGGAGAAGCAAATGGAATATGTAGTAATCTCAAACACGAAAGTTTGCGGTAAGGTAAAAGATGAGAAACTTACCAAAGATGATATACTTAGCAAAGGAAGTAATGTTGAATTTCTTCTTGCAGCAGG